GGGCGCTCTGGGGTCCGCCGGGTTCATAGGGTCCCCCACTACATCACCACGCGCATATTCCTCCGCCCGGCGCAAGGCCGGCGCGACCCCGACGCGGCGCAAGGCCGTCGAAGGAGTGACCGACATGACCCGAGGTGGAGCACGCTCCCGATCTGGCCCGCCGCCGGACCCGAACGCCCTTCGGCGCTCGCGCAAGTCCGATCCCGCGTGGACCAAGATCCCGGCCGCTGGCCGCGAGAAGCCTGCGCCTGAGTGGCCGCTGGTCGAGCCCTCGCCCCGAGAGCTCGAGCTCTGGGAAGCCTGGTGGCGCGAGCCCATGGCAACGCTGTGGGAGGAGTCCCACACCGCGCACTACGTCGCGTTCACCGTGCGGATGTTCGCCGAGGCCGAGCAGCCGAAGGCGCGCACCGAGGACCGCAAGTCGCTGAATCAGATGATGGCGAACCTGTACCTCACGCCGGACTCTCAGTTGCGAGCGCGCATCCTGATCGTGTCCGAGGATGAGCCGGAGACGGTTCCGCTCGAGCCGGTCGGGGACAACGTGACTTCGATTAAGGATCGGGTCCGTGCCTCGAACGGATGAGGAGCGGGCGCGGGCGCGTGCCTACTACGCGGCGAACAAGGATCGGATCAATGCGTACCAGCGTGCGCGTTGGGCGGCCAATCGCGAAGACTTTAACGAGCGCCAGCGACGGCGGTACGCAGAGAGCGCGGATGAGCGCGTCGCATATCAGCAGGCCTGGCGCAACGCAAATAGGGATCGCGTAAACGCGATGGCTCGGGCGGCTCGTTATGGGCTGACCCTCGAGCAACTTCGTGGTCTGTATGAGGACTGCGATTCAAGGTGTGAGGGCTGCGGAGTACTCGAGGCGGATGCTCCGCGCGCCCAGCTCTATGTGGACCATGACCATTCGTGCTGCCCGGGGTCGAGGGCGTGCGGCCAGTGTGTTCGCGGACTCCTCTGTCTGAACTGCAACACCACGCTTGGTAGGTGCGGCGACGACCCCGAGGTTCTGATCCGGCTGGCGCAGTATCTGTCAGATCGCGTGGCGCGAAGTGACTGCGCGTGACTACGACTACCCGGACATCACAGAAGCCCTCTACGTTGTACCTGAGTGGCACGAGCGCCATTGCATAATCCCCGACGGGTTCCGCAAGGGCACTCCTTGGCGGCACTACCCGTGGCAGTTGTATGTCGCGCTCAACCACTACCGGATCAAGCCCAGCGCGGAGCCGTTCGATGATGAGGGCTACCCGACCCGTGCGGCCGCGTTCCACTACCGCCGCTCGCAGGTTGTAGCCCCCCAGAAGACCGGCAAGGGACCACTGGCCGCGGTCATCGTGTGCGGTGAGGCGGTCGGACCTGCGCTGTTCTGCGGCTGGGCCGAGGGCGGCGAGGTCTACCGCTGCGCGGACCACGGATGCATGTGCGGCTGGTCCTACACCTACGAGCCGGGCGAGCCGATGGGCATGCCCTGGTCGACGCCCCTGATCCAACTGCTGGCGACATCCGAGGATCAGGTCGACAACGTCTGGCGCCCGCTGCAGGCGATGGCCCGCGGGCCGTTCCTGTCGGCCCTGATGCGCACGGGCGAGGACTACATTCGCCTGCCGAACGATGGCCGGATCGACAAGGTGACCTCCTCGGCGCAGTCTCGGCTGGGCAACCCGATCACATTCGCGCTCCAGGACGAAACGCAGCTCTACACCCAGCAGAACAAGCTCATCCGCGTCGCCGAGACGATGCGCCGCGGCCTCGCTGGCATGGGTGGCCGCAGCATGGAGACCACGAACTGCTGGGATCCGGCCGAACAGTCGGTGGCGCAGCGAACGTTCGAGGGCCGTCGCGCGGACGTGTTCAAGTTCTACGAGCCCCCGCCCGCCGACCTCAAGTGGACCGTCAAGGCCGAACGCCGCAAGATCCTCGAGCTGAACTACGCCGGCTCCCCTCACGTCCCGGTCGCGCAGGTCGCCGCCGAGGCCGAGGAGTTGGCCGAGACTGACCCGGCGCAGGCTGAGCGGTTCTATGGCAACCGGATCGTCGCCGGTCTCGGTGCCTGGCTCGACGGCGACGCATGGGACGCCCGCAAGGCCAGCGCCCTCCCCGACCTCGGCAAGCGGCCTCAGGTCGTCCTCGGCTTCGACGGCTCAGACGTTGGCGACTGGACCGGCATCCGCGCCGAGACCCGCGAGGGCTTCCAGTTCACGCCGACCACGACCGCCGGCGAGACGATCTGGAACCCCGCCGACTCTGGCGGCAAGGTTCCCCGCCTCGCCGTTGCCGCCGCGCTTGAGGAGCTGTTCGAGTCGTTCGACGTGCTCCGCATGTACTGCGACCCGCCGTACTGGGAGTCGGAGATCGACTCCTGGGCCGAGCGGTTCGGCAAGGAGCGCGTCTTGCGCTGGGACACCCGCCAGCCGAAGCGTATGCACGCCGCCGCCGAGCGCCTGTTGACCGACGTCAACAAGGCCGACTCGGGCTTCTCGCACGACGGGTGCACGACGACCGCAATCCACGTCCGCAACGCCCGCAAGGAGTCCCGCGAGGCGGGGCGCCGATACGTCCTGACCAAGCCCGGCGACGGCCGCAAGATCGACCTGGCCGTCTGCTCGATCCTCGCCCACGAGGCATGGGGCGACGTCACCGCCGCGAAGTTGTGGCGCCGCAAGTTCCGCGCCTATTCAGCCTAGGAGGCACCTGCATGGCCACAGCCGCAGAGGCTGCCTCCATCCTGGAGAGGCTCGCGACCGAGCTCGACCGGCGCCGCAGTGACGTGGAGGAGCTCGACTCCGCATACCGTGGCGCGCACAAGCTGAAGTTCGCCTCCGAGAACTTCCGCGAGTACTTCGAGGGCCGGTATGAGCGGTTCTCGGACAACTGGTGCCAGATCGTCGCCGACGCGCCGCATGAGCGGCTCGAGGTGTCCGGCATCCGGCTTCCTGGCGAGGAGGGCGGCGACGCCGACCTGTTCGGCGCTTGGCGCCGCGCGGACGCCGACTACGGCAGTGACCTGGCGATGCTTGACGCGATCGTCGCCAAGCGCGCCTTCGCACTCGTGTGGGGCACCCCCGACGGCCGACTGGTCGTCACCTGGGAGCACCCTTCGCAGGCGATCGTCGGCTACGACCCCGAGACCCGCGAGCGAGTCGCCGGCGCAAAGGTGTGGGCCGACGAGGTCAACGAGTACGCGACCCTGTACTTGCCGACCGAGGTGTGGAAGTTCATCCGGCCGCGCATCCAGGTTCCCGACCCCGACCAGGCCGTGGCTACCGCGCCGATGCTCTCGGGCGGCTGGGACCTTCGCGGCGAGGGTGTCATCCCCAACCCGCTGGGCAAGGTGCCGCTGGTTGAGCTGCCGAACAAGCCGCGCCTGCTGGGCGAGCCCCTGTCGGACATCTCAATCGCGCTGTCGTGGCAGTACGCCATCAACCTGCTGTGGGCGCAGACGTTCGCGGTCGCCGACGAGGCGACCATCGGTCAGCGGCTCGTGATCGGCGCAGAGATGCCCACGGTCCCGATCCTCGACGAGAGCGGCAACGAGGTCGGCGAGAAGCCCCTGGACCTCAAGAAGTGGCGCAAGGACCGGATCGGGTGGCTGGAGGACCCGACGGCGAAGGCCCACGAGTGGAAGCCCGCCGAACTCGACCCGTTCACCAAGGTCATCGAGACCGGCGTCGGCCACGTCGCCGCACAGACCCGCACCCCGGCGCACTATCTGATGATCGGCGGGACGTTCGCGAACGTCTCGGCGGACGCGATGAAGGCGCTGGAGACGGGCCTGGTCAAGCGGACACTGGAGAAGACCCAGCACTTCGGCCGCGCGCTTCGCGACGTGTTCGAGTTGATCGCGCTCGTGCAGGACGACCGCGCCAAGGCCGAGCGAGTGCGCGGCGCCCTGGTCCTGTGGAAGGACGTCGAGAACCGCTCCGACGCCCAGGTGTCAGACGCCGCCCTCAAGGACTCCCAGATCGGCCTTCCGCTGCGCTACATCCTCGAGCGGCGCTACAACCTCTCGCCGGCTGAGATCGAGCGCGTGATGGCGATGCGTGCCGAGGAAGCCTCCGACCCGTTGACCCAGCAGTTGATCGCCGAGATGCGGAATGCCGACCGCGGCACCGCCGTCGGCGGGTAGATACCGAGCCGCGTCCCAGGCCGCGGCCCTGACCGCGGGCAGGGCGGCGCTCGCCGCGCGACCCAGCGGCGTTCGGGCCGCGTGGGGCGTGGTCTACCGCTACCAGATCGCTCAGGCGGTGCTCGCGCAGGCCGCCGTGTCGCAGATGCTGGCCGCGCAGGACATCGAGGCGCAAGCCGAGGCCCTGCTGTCGTCGGCGGCGTTCACCACCGATGTCGCACGGTTCGAGCGGATGGCCGAGCAGGCGGCGACGGACTACCAGTTCGCCCGCCTCGCCGAGTCACTCGTTCAAGACGCGGGCCGCGCGGCGCAGTCAGTGGCCGTGACCGCTCGCCCGCGCGTCGGCTGGGTCCGACACCTGACGCTGCCGTCGTGCTCGCGCTGCGCCGTCCTCGCCGGACGCGTCTACCGCTACTCCGAGGGCTTCCTCAGGCACCCCCAGTGCGACTGCACGATGCTGCCGGTCACGGTCGCCTCGCCGGACTACACCTACGACCCCGAGGCGCTTGCCCGCGAGGGCCGGGTCACCGGGCTGTCGAAGGGCGACCTACGCGCCATCGCTGACGGTGCCGACTTCGCCCAGGTGGTCAACATCCGCTCCCGCGCCGCCGGCCTCCACGAGTCCGGCCGCGTCCTCTCCCGAGCGGGCCGACTAACGCCCGAGGGCATCTACCGCACGACCTCCAGCCGAGATGAAGCCTTGGCGCTGCTGCAGCGCAACGGCTACCTCCGCTGACCGCAGAACATCCTGACGCGCACGGCGTCGGGCCAACTCCGCACTGGAGGCAGTAATGGCTGACGAAGCCACCAGCACCGAGACCGCCGCCGAGACGTCTGGCGACGGGACCACCGAGACCACAGCCGCCACCGCTGCCGAGTCCACGACCGAGCAGCAGACCGAGGCCGAGGTTCGCGACCCGCAGAAGCTCCTGAACGCCTACGAGGCCGAGAAGGCCAAGCGCAAGGAGACCGACAAGGCCCTGCGCGACCTGCGTACCGAGCTCGAGGCCATCAAGGCGAAGGCCGAGGGCAAGGAGGCCGAGCACCAGGCCGCCGTGGAGGCGCAGCGCATCAAGGATGAGGCGCTCGCGGCCGCCAACCAGCGCATCCTGAAGGCCGAGCTTCGTGCCGCCGCGAAGGGCCGAGTTGCCGACGAGGCGCTCGCCGACCTTCCGGCACTGATGGACCTGTCCGACCTTGAGGTTGGTGCGGACGGCGAGGTCGACTCCTCGCAGATCGCTGCTGCGATCGACAGCCTCATCAGCTCCAAGCCCTACCTCGCGGCGCAAGGCAGCAGGTTCCAGGGCAGCGCGGACGGCGGCGCTCGCAACGACGCCCCGAGGCTCGCGCAGCTCACCGAGTCCGACATGGCTCGGATGACACCGGAGCAGATCGCCGAGGCCCACGACAAGGGCCAGTTCGACGACCTGCTGCGGAGCCAGTAACCCCACTCCGCTTTGCAACCAGAAATGAGGTAGCCACTCATGGCTCTCAGCAACTTCAAGCCGACCCTGTGGTCGGCCAAGCTCCTCGTGGCGCTCCGCAAGAACGCCGTCGCGGGCAACCTCGTCAACCGCGACTACGAGGGCGAGATCCGTCGCGAGGGTGACACCGTCAAGATCACGTCCGTCAACGACGTGACCATCGGCGACTACACCCAGCACAACGACATCACCTGGGAAGACATCGACGACGCGACCCGCTCGCTGGTCATCAACCAGGCGAAGTACTTCGCCGTCGAGCTCGACGACATCGAGGCCGCGCAGGAGAAGAAGGGCGGCAAGTCGCTGCTCGACCAGGCGGTCGACAACGCGGCCTACCAGCTCAAGGACGTCGCCGACGCCTTCCTGCTCTCGACCATCTCGGCCGCCGCCCAGGGCACCGCGAACGACCTCGGCACCGTTGCGATCCACACCACGGCCCGCAACCTGTACGACTCGTTCGTCGACCTCTCGGTGCTGCTCGACGAGGCCAACGTGCCCGAGTCGGGCCGCTGGGTCGTCGTCAAGCCGTCGCTGTACGGCCGGCTGCTCAAGCTCGACGAGTTCATCAGCGCCGGTGACGCGCTCGGCGCCGCGACCCGTACCAACGGGTTCGTCGGCGAGGTCGCAGGCCTGTCGGTCTACAAGAGCAACAACATGCCCACGGTGACCGACGCTGCGGCGACGGGTGGCGCGGCGATCGCCGGCCACAGCATGGCGACCACGTTCGCCGAGCAGATCCTCAAGATGAAGGCCGTCGACCGCGAGAACCGCTTCGCAGAGGGCGTCAAGGGGCTGCACGTCTACGGCGCGAAGGTGGTCCGCCCGACCGCCGTCGCCACCGTCGAGTTCGACGCGACCGCCTGACAACTGAACACCTGACGAGAGGAGGGGTCCGCCGTGGCTCTGCCCAACCTGGCTAGTTCGTCGGACCTCTCCGCTCGCGGCGTCGACATCAGCAACACCGCGCTGGTCTCGACCATGCTCGGCGTGGCGTCTGCGTTGGTCCGCGAGGCCGCGCAGTCGCCCATCCTGTCGGCCACCGTCACGGTCTCGTGGTGGGTCACCGACGAGTGGAGCACCTTCGAGACCATCCCCGTCCGCCCCGTCCAGTCGGTGTCGGCCGTGACCCTGGATGGGGTCGCCGTCACCGACCACAAGGTGATCCACAACGACCTGTGGCGCGCAACCGGCTGGGCCGACTTTGAGCCGGTCGAGATCGAGGCGACCGTGACCGTGGGGCTGCCCGTGGTCCCGGAGTCCATCAAGCAGCTTGTCTGCGACCTGGCGATCCTCGGGATGGGCACCGCGACCGAGGGCGCCACCGACCCCCGCGTGGTTGCCGAGCGGATCGACGACTACTCGGTGACCTTCTCGGACGCCGGCTCTGCGGTCGCGTCCGCGATGACGATCCCGCAGGCGACGCGCCTCGCGCTGCGCTCGCGGTTCGGTGGCGGCGTCGGATCCGTGAGGCTGCGGTGAGTCGCGCCAGCGTGGCTAGTCGGGGCCGGGCCGCGGCTCGAGCGGGCATGACCTCCACCGCCCCCGTCATGCGCCCAACCGGCTCGTTCGTCACCAACCCCGACACCGACGAGCAGGTCCCCGAGTGGGCGACCGTTCACACTGACCTCCCCGGCCGCCTTGACGCGGGCCACGGTCACTCTGGCCGCACCCGATCCCAGGATGTCGCGGGCCAGACCTTCGAGCAGCCGATCCCCGAGTGGCATGTCCCCTGGGGCACGACCGACATCCTCCCCGGCGACCACATCGACGTCACGACCGGCGACACCGCGCCCATCGTCCTGCGCGTGCTGTCCGTGCCGCGCGGTGACCAGCAGACCGCCCTCCGCCTGCCCGTGGAGGTTGTGGACCGACCGAGCGAGTGGGGTGCGTGATGGCGACTGTCCACGTCACCCACAGCATCGGTGACCTTGCCCGCGACATGGCCGGCATCCCGCCGAAGATGGTCCGCGAGGGCGCGAAGATCGTCCGCAAGGACGGCCTCGCCGGAACGAAACTCGCCCAGCGCTACGCCCGCGGCCTCTCTGGCCCGCACGGCGCGGACTACTGGAAGAGGATCACCGGGGAGTCCGTCGGCGCGCTCGCCTTCGAGTACGGCCCCCACGACGGCGGCGTCCCTGTCGGTGGCGGCTGGCGTCACGGCACTCCGAACACCGAGCTTGAGCGGTCGCTGGACGTGATCGGCCCGCGCTTCGCCAGGGACGTGGACGCGATGATCGACGGGCTGTTCTGGTGAGCGCCCCGGTCACCGACGAGCGCGCCCACTTCACCGCCCTCAAGACCCTGCTCGACGCCGCCCTGTCGCCCCGCGTGACCTACGACTACGGCACCGTGCCCGGCTTCGACAACAACACAGGCACGAGGCCGACCATCTTCGCCCTGCTCGCCATCGAGCGCCGCCAGGTGCCCGTGACCCGCAGCACTGCCACCCCGACACGCTCGGGCTGGCGGGTGAGCGTGACCGTGGTCGGCGCGTTCCCCGACAACGTCCGCCAGTACGCCGAGAAGGTCACCCAGGCGCTCGACGGCGTCCGCCTGACCGTCGACGGCGTGACCTCGACCCCCGTGCAGCACGAGTCCACGCAGGCGATCCAGCGTGACACCTCCATCGCCGTGGGCCAGTCGGGCGCCTTCTCGGGCGTCTCGATGTGGACGTTCGTGCTCTAGCCCCCTTTCGACAGGAGTCCCCATGTCCGACGAACTGGTCATCGCCGTCATCCCCGGCACGAAGATCGCGAAGCCCTACCCGGCGGCCCTCGCTCGGCGACAGGGCTTCGAGGTTCTCGAGGACGAGCCGGTCTACAAGCACGGCCGCGTCCGGACTCCGTTCCGGGTCGACGGCCGCCCGATCAAGCCGAAGCGGAACCTCAAGCCCGCCGCGGCCATCCCGACGCCCTCCACCCACCCCGATGGCGGCGAGCCCGCCGACACCGAACCGAAGGAGTAAGCCGCCATGACGGTGATTTTCCCGGAGGCAACCCCCGTCCTCGGCAACCTCAAGGTTGCCGTCCTCGACACGGTCGCCACCACCACTGCCCCCGACCTCAGTAGCGAGATCGGCGCCGCGGGCACGGTCGACATCTCGTGCTTCATCCGGAACTGGAACGTCGAGATCTCGACCAACACGGGCACCGCGCCTCCGCGGGTCTGCTCGACCCTCGACCTTCCGCAGTCCGGCCGGTCCTCGATGTCCCCGATCGAGCTGCGCTACATCTACGACCCGCAGGACGCGGACGACTCCTCGGACGAGAACACGCTCAAGGCGAAGCTGGTCGAGGGCACCGAGCTGTTCGTGGTCGTCCGGAAGGGCATCCCCTACGCGACCGCCTTCACCGCTGGCGACGCCGTCGAGACCTATAAGGTCCGCGTCGGCCGTCAGAACCGGGTCACGAGCGGCGACGACGACCTCGCCGAGTTCGAGATCAGCCAGTACCTCTACCCGATCGCCCTCCCGGCGTACGGGCAGGTCGTCGCCTGATCCCAGCCCCCCGCGCGCCGATTCGTCGGGAGTCGGCGCGCGGGGCTCCATCCCGATCTCTCCCGACGACTACCACCACCACCAGGAGAAGCGATGAACACGACCGTGATCACGGTCGAGGAAGCGGACTTCGGCGTCGGTCTGAGTGATCGCGTCATGTTCGTGGACTCGAAGTACACCGTTGACGAGCAGGGCTTCCTGCACGTCTTCAGCGAGGGCGGCGTCGGCAACGTCGCCTCGTTCCCCTCCGGCTCTTGGCGCGCCGTCGTGCGCGGCAACCCGCAGCCGTCGAGCGGCGTCACGGAGGTGACCCGCTGATGGCGCACGTCAAGCTCTACCGGGACAAGGACAACACGCCCCGGCTCGAGATCAACGGCGTCGACTTCACAAACGAGATCTACGCCGACTGCCTGCGCGTCACCAGCACGGGCGATGACGAGTTCGCCGAAGTGGCAGTCGAGATCAAGTTCGGCCTGAGCCGCTTGGACATCGGCGACCACCTGAACGTCGACGCTGCGCTGCTCGTGGGCTCGGCGCTCGCGCGGATGGCCGCGCCGGTGCCGACGCCGCTCGAGCGCATCAAGGCGACCCTCGACGCGCTGGATAAGCGGATGCGCTCCACCAAGGACGCCGACTGATGGCCGGCAAGACGCTCGCCGAGCTGCGAGCCACGGCCAAGGTCCGGCTTCTCGAGTGGACGCACGACATCTGCCTCGCGCAGGACATCGTCGCCCACGTGCAGACGCTCGCCGAGGAGAAGCGCGAGCTCGAGGTGGCGCTTCTCGGCGAGAGCGCCGACGGCGAGACGAAGAAGCCGCGCCGGGCCAACGATCCCCGCCGCGTTCGCGTCCGCGAGATCGACAAGGAACTGGCCGACCTGTACGAGGAGATGCGCGAGTCTTCCGGCGTCCTGCTCATGCGGGCGATCCCGGCGGGCGAGTGGCGCCGCTGGGTGGACGAGAACCCGGCTCGGGTCGAGAAGCGCGACGACCAGAACCGCCCGATCCTGAACCCCCTCGATGAGCAGTACGTCGCGGGGTTGTGCAACGCCGATGCGCTGGCGAACAGTCTGCGGCGGTTCGTGGTGAGCTGGAACGGCGAGGCCGTCACGGACGAGGACTGGTCCTACCTCCTCGAGAACGCGGCATCTGGTGACATCAAGGCCATGTGCCAGACCGTCGTTGCCCGCCACGAGGGTCCGGGGGCGCGTGCCCCAAAAGCCTCGTCGACCGTCTCGTCTGGGACTCGGAGTTCCGCGAAGTCCTGATGCTCGCTCGCTCGCTCGGCGTTCCGCGCAAGCGGCTGCTGGGATGGACGCCGAGCGAGGTTCACGAGCACGAGTACGACGATCAGGGGCGCATCGTGCGCACGGTCGTGACCCGCGAACCCGAGTGGGACGACGATTCCCGCGCCGAGATGCTGGCGCTCGCGGAGTACGAAGCGGGCATGTGCAGCGGTTGCGGCCTCCACCGCTCGCTGTGCAGCGATCCGTCGAACCACTTCACCTTTGAGTTCGACGTCTGCACCGTGGCCGCTGGATGGGCTCAGTGGGGACGAAAGGTCGCCGACGAGGACGACAAGGCGATGCCAGGCAAGGGCGAGCCGCCCGAGACGCCGCACCCGGACGACGGGCGGACTGAACGCGTGCGGATGCTGACGCCGGACGAGGTCGCGAAAGCCAGGGCAGGGCGCCAGGGGTCGAAGCGCCGCTAGGCGACGTCCCACTCCATGTGACAGTTCGCGCACTTCATGTGCGACATCTGTTGCTTGCGGGATAGCCCGGTCAGCGCGAGCGAGAACCCGACCGTGAGCAGCGCGCCAGTCGCCTTGCCGCCCGAGATGCCCTGCTTGCGCTCAACGAGTTGCTTCGTCACGCAGCCCGTCTGTCCGCAGTGGGGGCAGCGGATCTGCGCCTGCGCCTGGCGCTCCCGCTCGGCCTCCTCGGGCGACGGCTTCCGGTGCATCACGAAGAACCAGAACCACACCGCGGCGGCGAGACCGAAGACCACGCCCGCCTGGTCAGCCAGTTCATTCATGGACCGACGGTACGTCCGCCGGCCGTGTTTCTGCACGAACTTTCATCCTTGAGGAGGACGCCGTGGCGACTCGCACCGAGAAGGTCGTCCTCACCCTGGAGGACGCCGGCTTCTCCACAAAGATGGCGAAGGACGCCGCGGCGACCCATCTTCTCGCAGCGGAACTCGACCGCCTCAACGGCACCCACGCCGACCTCGGCGACGGCATGGACGAGTCCACTCGGAGCACCGAGCGCGCCACGAAGGCGACCAAGGAGTACACGCTCGAGCAGGCGCTTGCCGACGAGCGGATCAAGCGGACGCGCGACTCCCTGCGCACCCAGGCGCGCGACATGCTCGATGCCGCCAACAACTGGCAGGTCTACGGCCAGAACGTCGATGACGCGACCAAGTCGATGGAGCGCAACGAGCACTCCGCGCATCTCCTGCTCGCGACCATCGGCGCGATCGCTCCCGCCGCCGCCCCCATTGGCGCCGTCGCGGTCGCTGGCGTCGCGGGCCTGTCCAACCAGCTCGGGTTTGCCGCTGCCGCCGCCGGCACCGCAGTCCTCGCGTTCCACGGCGTAGGGACGGCGCTGACGGCCGTCAACAAGGCCGCCCTCGAGCCGACCGCGGCGAACCTTGAGGCTGCGCGAGCGGCCATGGAGCAGCTCTCCCCGGCCGCCCGCGACATGGTCCGCGAGTTGCAGGGGCTTCGTCCGGTGCTCGACGACCTTCGGGGCACCGCCGCGGAGGGCCTGTTCCCCGGCCTGATCGACGGCATGGACCACCTCGTGACCCTGGCGCCGCAGGTCGAGAAGATCATCGACCACATCTCCCGCGCGCTGGGCGACCTCGCCTCGGAGGCGGGCGAGTCGCTGGCTGGCGAGGACTGGGCGAACTTCTTCCACATGCTCTCCTCCCAGGCGCGGCCGACGCTGATGGACCTTGGTCACGCGGTCGGGTCGGTCGTGCACGGGCTGGGCCAGTTGTGGGTGGCGTTCGCGCCGCTGAACCGCGACTTCGGCGGCTGGCTCGCGGATGTCGCGAAGGGCTTCGACCGGTGGGCGACCGGCCTGTCCAAGACGCAGGGCTTCCATGAGTTCGTCGACTACATCCGCACGAACGGCCCGAAGGTGGCCGAGCTCGTCGGGTCAGTGGCGAACGCGATCCTGCAGATTGCGGAGGCCGCCGCCCCACTCGGCGGGCCGGTGCTCAAGGGCATCACGGCTCTCGCCGACGCCATCGCGGACATCGCCGACTCGCCCCTCGGGACGCCGATCATGGCGTGGGTCACCGCGGTTTCGGCGCTCTCATTGGCGGCGACTGCGGGCGCTAAGGCGATGAAGCTCCTCAAGATCGAGACCGCCGCGGCTGGCGGCGCGATGAGCGGACTGACCGGCATCGGCGTCATCGTCGGCCTCCAGCAGGTCGGGTCCAACCTCGACAAGCTGAAGACGAGCATGTCTGACCTCCGCGCGGACATGGAGTCTGGCTCGTTCAACTCCAACCACGCCGAGAACTTCCTCAGCGGCATCGCGAACCAACTGCCGGTGATGGGGTCGCTGTTCGACGCCTCGACCGACGCTGTCCATCGCTTCGGTGACATGGTGGGAATCCAGACCCGGACTACCGAACACTTCGTCGGCGGACTGATCGACGCCGCCACCGCCTCTCACGACCTCGCGGTGGCGCAGGGCAGGGTCCAGCGCAACGCCGACAAGCTCCACCTCGTCATCCAGCAGCAGCGTGCGGACGCGCGCGAGCAGGCCGCCGCGGTCCGTGACGCCGCGCAGTCGTTCTACTCGCTCGCCGACGCGGTCGAGAAGCCGACGCTCTCGCTCGCCGACCTCGAGAAGCGGATGCGCGATCAGGCCGAGGCCACCCGCAACATGGCCCGGAACATCCAGAAGGCGCTCGAGCTCGGCGTGAACCCGCGCGCAATCCAGCGGATGTTCGACGAACTGGGAACTGACGCGGCGCTCGCGCTGGATCAGGTCGTCAAGGGCGGCAAGAAGGCCGCCGACGGTCTGAATCGTGCATTCAGCTCCACCGAGCACGCCAACAGGGCGCTGCGGGAGTCGCTCGGCCAGACCGGGCAGGCGGTTGAGGCTCTGGGCCGCAAGAAGGCCACGCCAAAGATGGATCTCAACACCCAGGCTTTCGACCACCACCGCCAACTCGCTGAGCACGACATCGCCGACCTCGACAACAAGCACGCCGATCCGAAGGTCGACCTGCAGGGGGTGGAGCTGGCGATCGCGCAGGGCAACACGCTGCGTGGCGTGCTCGGAAGCCTGCACGACAAGACGATCCACGTCACCACCGTCTACTCCCACATGGGCTCCCCCGGCGGCGCTGGCACGGGCGCTGACCCCGGCCTCTCTACGGGCGGCTACACCGGCCCCGGCGGCAAGTACGAGCCCGCTGGCACTGTTCACCGCGGCGAGGTCGTGCTCCCGCAGGAAGTCGTCGCTCGCGACGCCGCGATGCTGCGGTCGCGCTACGGCTACCTGCCCGGGATGCAGAACCTGCCGGGGTACGCGAAGGGTGGGTTCGTCGGCCGCACCAACCCTGGCTCCACCTGGGCGAACGTCTCTCCCTGGGCGCTGATGGAGAAGGCGGTCATCGAGGCGCAGTACGTGATCGAGGACTTCGGCGCCACCTTCGAACAGGCCACCTTCGAGTTCCACTCGGCGACCCTGTCTGACCAGAAGCTCCGCGAGATGGAGCTCAAGTGGCGCAAGCACCACCTGAACGAACTCCTGAAGCTGCAGGAGAAGGAGCGCGACGCGATCAAGGAGCGTCTCGACGCCCTTCGCCAGGAGCGCGAGTCGATCATCTCCGGTGTCGCGAACATCGTCAGCGCCGGTGCGGATCTGCTCGGCGGGGTGCGCACGGCGGTCATCCCCGGTGTCGGTTCATCCGACCCGATCACGTGGACCGACGGCCCGGCGACGTTCGACTCGTTCACCTCGGCGCTGGACACCCAGTTCGGCACGGCGCAGCAACTGAAGCACGTGCTGCAGGTGTTCAAGCGCAAGCACATCGGCTCGGAACTGCTGACGTGGCTGATCCAGAACGGCGCGAACATCGAGACGCTGGAGGACTTCGCGAACCAGTCGGCGGCTGACCTACAGGCGGTCTCGCAGCAGTTCTCACAGTTGAACCAGTTCACGCACTCGGTGGGCAACCAGGCGGCCGGCGTGACCGGGGTGAACCGGGCGATCGATAAGCAGACCGATCTGCTGCACGCGGCGAACCAGGAGTACCGCCAGATGAACCAGCGGCTGCACCGACTGGAGAAGCGCCTGGACCACCTGGACCAGACCGGCCCGGAGCGTACTGGTCGGGCAGTCGCCAACGCCGAGAAACGCAACCGCGACGAGCGCAGTCGCTCTGCATCCCGAAAGGCGACGCGCTGATGTGCGAGATTCTGATTGACGGCTTCTCGCTGCTGAACTCCGACCTCGATGACGCCGACATGGGCATCCTGGGCAGCGACTCCGGCCTAACGCTGGGCAACCCGGAGATCGTGCACCAGGTGGTCGACTCGCTGCTGCGCAACGACCAGATCGTCGACACGGTCGAGGGCACTGGGCGGCAGCAGACGATCCCGATTCGGATCAACGGCCCCCACTCGGCGGCGCGCGCAGACATGGCGGCGCAGGTGCACAAGGCGCTGCAGAACCCGCGCAAGGTGTCGCTGATCCCGTGCGACGGGTGGGGCGCCGAGGCGTGGTGGCGAATCCAGTGGGCGTCAATGGAGTACGTCTCCGACGACTTCGCCGCCCGGTACAACGACTACCAGCTGTACACGATCACGCTCGGCGTGAGCCCGTGGGCGCTGTCGACAGAGACCTACACCGCGACCCTGACGCCGAGCGGCACGAACCCCTACGTGTGGGGCGACCTGGACATCCCCGGGTCGGCGCCATTCGCGGGCGACATCACGGTTGCTGCGGCGACGGTCGGCTGTCTGGTGTACACGCCGGGTTCGATCATGGTCGACTACCCGTCCTACAACCCGGTGTTCTCCGGGACCGGCGGGCTGTTGACGCTCGCGAACATGCCGGAGGGCACCTATCACCTGATCGCGGATGTCTCGGGGGCAGCGACGTCGGCCACGTGGTCGGTGGCGGGCCAGAGCGGAACAGTCGACCTGACGGGGCCGCCCTACAACGGCGGCACAGGCTTCATGTGCCTGGCGAACGACATCTACCTCTCGCCGTACTCGGCATCGGGGAACCTCGTGGTCACGCCCAGTACGGGCACGTGGCCGAAGACGTTCCTGCTCTGGGTCGGCAACCCGCTGACCGGGCAGACGGCGTCGTACACGATGACCGGCCTGCTGAGCGGCACCCCGTTCAAGGTGGTGGCGCCCACGGCGGCGCGGCCGGTGGTGGCGCAGACCGTCAATGGCGTGCAGGCGTCCACCGAACTCCGGGCGGTTGGCGGTGAGCACCAGGTCAATCCGGGGGCGACGAAGATCCTCGCCGCATGGAAGGGCACGTCCGGCCCGGTGGGCGCGTCGGTCTCGGTGTCGGGCAACCCCTCGTACCTGACCGACGTCGTCCCGTCGTCGCGGTGGTGACCCGGTGAGCCAGGCGGTGCAGGTGTTCGTCGGCGGCGTCCCGCTGTCGTCGGTCATCGGCTACCGCGGCCTGACGTGGACGACGCGCTTCCCTGGTGGCGACTACGACGCGTCGTGGACCGCGCTGGTCCCGCAGGGCTGGCGGCATCGCGCGTTCGTGCGCGGCGCGGCTGTGCAGATCCGCTACGGCGGCCTGGCGGTGTGGTCGGGGACGCTGGCCCAGTTCGACCGCGACACGGGGCAGATGTCCGCCGATGGGTCGATTCGTCGCAGCGAGGACTACGAGGCGCTCGTGTGGAACAGCACCGCTGGCGAGCTGGTGGCGACATGGAAGGTGGCGACGGCGGTCGACGATGCGATCTCTCCGGCCGGAGCGTCGGGGCGCGTTGCGATCGGATGGACGCGGGACTCCTCGGTGCCGTCCGCGAACCTGATCGGAGCGACACAGAGCACGGACACGATGCGGATGGATGCCCTGTTCGAGCTGGCGACCGCGCGGGGCTACGGCTCCCCGATGATCGGCCCGGACAAGGTGCTGCGGTTCGTGGCGGACCCGACGACGGTCTCATGGCACGTGCGGCCCAAGGTGGTCGACGTCGGCGAGGCAGCGGGCGACCAGCGGGCGACGCGGATCTACGTCGACTACATGGAGGCGTCCGGGCTGTCGTGGCTCGACACCACCACCTATGCCATCGGCGACATCGTGACGTTCAACGGGGACCTGTGGAAGCGGGTCACGTCGGGCGCCGGCGACATCCCGGAGGAGGGGTCGCCGCACTGGGCTCAGCTCGAGGTCGAGCCATGGGACCCGGACACGACGAGCAAGACGTACCCGACGGGTTCGTACTACACGCTGCAGGACGGCACCTTCTATGAACTGGTCGTCGGATCGGGTCCCGACCAGACGGTCTCTGCTCCCCCGGCGTCGCCGTGGACGAACCTGGGCACGCTGCCGACCGCCGAGACGCTGATCGTCGAGGACACGTCGATCACGCCGTACCGCGAGGAACGGGTCAACGCGCTGGCGCTGGGCGACCTGCCGACCAGTGAGGCGACGGCGATCGCGGACCAGGCGCTTGCCGCCGCGCTCACGCCGTCGTTCACCACCGACATCCCCGCCACGCCGCTGACGATCACCGACGCGCGGATGAACCCCTGCAACCCAGTGCTGCTGCGCGCCGGGACGCTCGGACGGATCTGGGGAGCCGCACATCCGCGACTCAACCAGCCGTTCATCGACGTCATCGCGGGCGAGGTCACGGTCTCCGATGCCGAGACCGCCTATCCGACGGCGGTCATCAAGCCATTCGGGAAGCCCGCACAGTCCGACATCGAGGTCATGGAGGCCGCCTTGAACGCACGCAGGTTGGCCGGATGATCCGGCTCGGGGGACGTTACGTGCCGGTGCGCCGTGGTCCGCGCGGGATCAAGGGCACGCCCGGGGTGACGGCGCAGACCAGGGATGACGGGTCGATCGAGATCGCAGCCTCCGGTGAGGCCGAGCCGTCGGCGCTGGCTGTTCCCGCGCCGCCGGTCGACGGGTCGCTGGCCTGGGCCGAGAACCCGGACGGCACCTACTCGCTGCAGGTGACTCCCACGGAAGGACCGGTGACCTGATGGCCGGGTTTGCGGATCTGGTGCTCACGGCCAGTAACACCAAGGGCGGGGCGCTGTCGAAGTGGCGTGCCTCGCAGGTTGAGGGCGCGACGTGGAAGTGGACGGTCAAGGACATCAAGGACGGCGCGGGTGACGCGATCGACCTGTCCTCGGCGACCTGTGCGGCGGCGATCCTGACCGCGATCGACGGCACCACGCTGATCTCGGTCGGCGGCACCCCGGCGCTGACGTTCACGGGCGGCGTGGGCGAGTTCTCCCTGTCGGCGACGTCCTCGGCGACGGCGGGTCTCGCCGCGGCTGGGACGGGCACCAATGGCCGTGCGTGCGTGTGGTTCTGCAAGATCACGTCCGGCTCGAACGTCGTCTACTTCTGGAACGTCACCGGCTCCTCGTTCGTGATCTACCCGGCGGGTGTCTGATGTACATCGAGCAGCTGGACCCGCTGGAGTTCCGCACCGACGGTGGCGCGTCGGTGTCGGTGAAGCCGATCATGGGCATGGGTGCCACTGGACCGGCAGGCGCCACCGGAGCCACTGGTCCGACCGGCGCGACCGGTCCGGCGGGCAACTTCATCAATCACTTCGAGAACGCCTGGGACAGCGGCACCGCCTACACCACCGGCGACATCGTGACCCACGGCGGCTCGTCGTGGCTCGCGCTCGCGGGCTCGACCGGCACGACGCCAACCGAGGGCGCAACCTGGACGGCGGTCGCCTCCAAGGGCGACACGGGCGCCACCGGCGCGACTGGTGCCACCGGTCCTCAGGGGCCTACGGGAGCGACCGGACCCACTGGAGCCACCGGCCCGACTGGTGCAACCGGGGCCACGGGCGCGACAGGTCCGGCGGGCGCAGATGGCTACTCCCCGCAGTGGCGTTCGGGATCGGGTGCGCCGTCCTCCGGCCTCGGGTCGGTGACCGACTGGTACCTCGACACCTCGACCAGCGACGCCTACGAGAAGACCGGGGCGTCGACCTGGACGCTGCGCACGAACATCAAGGGCGCGACGGGTGCGACCGGTGCCACTGGTGCCACTGGTGCTACGGGTGCGACCGGGGCAACCGGCGCGACTGGCCCGGTCCCGACCACGATCCCCAAGCGCACCGTGTCCGGAACGACCGGCACCGTGGCGACTGCTGACGCGGGCGGGGTCATCGAGTGCTCGAACGCCTCGGCGGTCACGATCACGGTCCCGACCAACGCCTCCGACGCGATCCCGGTCGACTCGGTGATGTACGTCCACCAGTACGGCGCGGGCCAGATCACGATCAGCCCGGCCGCTGGTGTCACCCTCCGCTACGCATCGAGCCTCACGACCCGCGCCCAGTACTCGACCCTCATGCTCCGCAAGCGCGACACGAACGAGTGGGTCGTCAACGGGGACGCCACCTGATGGTTAACGGTGTCCTGCCCACAGTGGGCGCGATCCTGCACAAGGACCGCACCAAGACTGTCCCCACGCTTCGCACGAGCGCAGGGGCGTCGGCCAACAACGGCACCGACTCGGTCACGGTCACCATCGACAACACGGCGCAGGTCGGGGACTTCGCGATCTTCGCGGTGTCCTCCAAGAGCTCGGCAGTCCCGACAGTCAGCCCGACCGCGGACTGGGAGCACTCCTCGCAGATCGGCGACTCGACCAACCAGCCGTTCCTGCACATCTTCACCCGGCGCATCGCTACCGGTGACGTGTCGACCGACCTCGGCGTCGCGTTCACGTTCACCTTCGGATCGGGCACCACCGACGGGATCTGCGCGGGCGTGCAGGTGTGGGCGAACACCTCGGGGTTCGGGGTCCGGCCGGCGACCAACTTCCTGTCCCAGGCCGACACCGCGAACTCCCACAGCCCGAGCCCCGCGTCGATCACCGGCATGGGGCCGTATGACGCGTACGGCGGTGTCGCGGCGGTCCTGGCCTACGTCAGCACGGGCACCGCGAACGCCGCCCTGACCAGCCCGCCGACCGGGTGCACGATCTCTACAGGGACCAACGTGACCGCGCTCCGTGCGGCCGGCTCTGCGGGCACCTGCCGCGGCCAGGCGATGTGGAGCGGCCCGACCCACGCGGCTCGGGTCGAGTCGCTGACCTACCCGGCGCAGGAGTGGACCGTCTCGTGCGTCTACACGCTCTCGCCGATCCCGTCGCGCGCCACCGACCAGCAGCAGGGGCCGCCGTCGCTGGCGGGGCTCGAGGTCTACAACTACTCGAACAGCTCCGGCTCCTGTGTCGTCTACTCCCAGAGCGACGTGACCCGCGGCTGCAATACGTACCGGCCCTGGCCCGAGCGGGTTCAGAAGGCGTTCGGAGCGGTGAACGCCCACCTGGCGGACGGCACCCCCAAGGTCAACAACATGGCGATGGGTGGTGCCCGCGCGCCCGACATCTGCTCGGCCGCGTTCGGCACGCGTTCGTACACGTCGGTGCGCGCTGGCTCCAACGACTCGGCCGGGCAGACGAACCAGTACAACCCGCAGGTCGTCACCCAGACCGCGCTCCCCAACCGCTCGACGGCGGGTCTCTACACGCTGGACCTGCTCGGCAACGACTTCCTCAAGCTCGGCACGGATGACGCCACAATGGCGGGCGCATGGAACGCCTCGGAGGCGCTCATCCGGTTGATCCGCGCGAGCTCGGCGAAGAACGTCTCCGACGCCTCACACACCTACACCGGCACCTGGACCGACGTCTCGAGCGACGGCTACATGGGCGGTGCGGCGAAGAAGACCACCGCCCCCGGCGCGAAGGTCTTGATTGCGCTCACTGACACCAACGCGATCGACCTCGTCCTGATCGCCTACGACGACGCTGCCCTCGGTGTCGCAGGGTCGACGTTCACCGTCAAGGTCGACGGCGTCACGGTCCCCACCCAGCAGACGATCACCCTGCAGAACGCCTCGAGCCGCGGCGGGTCCGGGTCGACGTTCACCGTCAAGGGCACCACGAGCAACCAGCACAACAACTCCGGCGCCTACCGGAACTACAAGTTCTGCCAGATGACCGTCTCGCTGACCGGCATCGGCTCGGGGTCGCACACGGTCACCGTCGAACACGCCGGGTCCTCGGGCAACGAGTTCGTCTACAACGGCTACCTGATCCCCGCCGCGACCCCGCCCTGGATCGTGAACTGCTCGTTCTGGCAGTTCCCCGACGCCACCTACACCGGCGCGCCGTACAACTTCGCCTCGGCCGCGGTAGGGAAGCAGACCGCCGACTGGTTCAAGCAGATCGCCGAGCAGGTCTCGGCGCTGTTCACCGACGGCCGGGTCATCTTCTTCGACCCGCTCGCGTGGGGTGCTCGTGACCCGGTCACCGAGGGCGCGACCCCAGCAGGCTTCCAGGGCTGGGACACCTCGGTTCACGTGTCTGCCGGCGACAGCCTCCACCAGTCCGACATCGGGCACGGGTTCTACGCCGATCGGATCATCGAGATTCTGAACCAGCGGATCGCGCGCCCGTACACGCCATACACCACCCCGACCTCGCTGGCGCCGACCTCGCTCCCGTCGACTTGGACGCTGCCCGGCACCCGTGACTTCACCGTCCCTGCGACCGGCACCTACGCGATCGAGTGCGAGGGCGGTGGCGGTGGTGGTGGCGGCGCACAGGTCACCGGCGCCTCCAAGGGCGGCGGTGGCGGCGCCTACGCCAAGAAGAACTCCGCGACCCTCACCGCTGGCGCGGTGCTGCGGATCACCGTCGGGTCCGGCGGCAACGGCGGCGCGGCTGGCGCGAACGTCGGCTCACCGGGCACCGCGTCCCAGGTCGTCTACCTGTCCGGGCCGGACTTCGCTGCCAACACCGTGCTGTGCAAGGCCGACTTCGGCACCGGTGGCGGCACCAGCCTCGGAGCCGTCGGCGCAGGCGGCTTGGTCGCGAACTGTTTCGGCGACGTGAAGACCGCAGGCTCTTCCGGCTCCACGACGACCGGTGGCGCTGGTGCTGCACCCCTCGGTGGCGGCTCGGCTACCTACTCCGGCTCCGGGGCCGGTACCGCCGGCAACGCCCCCGGCGGCGGTGGCTCGGGCTGTAACCCCGGCAACGGGGGCGGCGCGGGTGCTCGCGGCGTCGTGAAGTTCACCTGACCGGCCGCAACCGGTCCGCAGCCACCCACTCGGTCACCACCCGGCCGCGCGGCTCGACGTACTGCACGAGCGCCTCCCACGCGCCCGGCCCATCACGCCGCCAGTCCAGCACCAGCCCCGCGCACTCCACCGGCGAGTGCTCCGGCCGCACGAACACGTGCCTGACCCGATCCACCTCACCAGCGTAGGAGTCCGATGTGACCGAGACCGAACTGCGCGCGCAGTTGGCCGACCTTCGGGTCGCACTCGCGCGCGTAGAGACCACGCTGGTCGGGATCGCCAAAGCCAACGAAGGCGGCGACGAACTACACAGGGACCACGAGGACCGCATCCGCCGCCTCGAGAAGTGGATGTACGCGCTCACGGGACTAGCGGCACTCACTGGCTCGGCGGCAGGCCAAATCCTGCCCAAGATGCTCGGCGGCTGACGTGCGCGACGACATCGACCTCGACAACGACGCAGCCATCACGCGGACCCACTGCCTCGCGCTCAACCCCGAGTCGCGCAACGTCCCGATGACCTGCCGCGAGAAGGACGGCC